GATTATCCTGATGATGGAGGATATAATTAAGCTAATCCGTTGATTATCAAGGGTTTTGGATGGGTTGATGTGACACTGTCTTCACTTCCACAATAATCCAATAATCAACATATCATCAAAACATATAATCTACATTATTATATAGCCTTAAATTAACACAAATGGAAAAATTCTTATGGATATGCGATATTCTCAAAAGAGATAATTGCTTAACTTATAAACAAGTTAAATATCATTTAAATAACAATATTAAGCATAAAATACCTATTAATACTTATCTCATATAACCTATGAAATGGAAACCATCTGAAAAAACAACTATTACCTTAGCAGGTATATTAGTTATATTATATCTAATATTAGGTATATTACACATTATTATCAATCATTAAAACTTAAAATCATGAAACAAGTAAGCCTGTATAAAATAGAGTAAATTATACAATATGCTGAATTAAATGTCCCTTATATGCTAGTGTTGGGACGTAAATATCCACTAATTACTCATTTATTATTAATCATTAAACCAATTATTATGCAAACTATAACCAAAACTAAAAGACCAAGAATTCAATCTAAACCATTACCTATATATACTGAAACAATCAATCAAAGATTATCTAAAGTATATAGAGAATTAGGTGTACCAACAGCTTATGTAAATAAGAAAGTTGTACCAGTATTATCAGATGATGATAGAATGGATATGATTAGACAAGAAATGAATAAAACTATTGCTTAATAATATTAAATCATCTATCCTGATATTCCACTGTAAATCACTCTTTTAAATATTTATACTGAGCAGTATATCTAAATTGAAAGTTCAATGTTTGTGGGTATTGGGATAGATTAACTAATTAAATTCTTTGATAATTAAATAAAGTTATAGAGTCTGATATGGCAAATACATAAGAACCTCTATTGGAGCACTAACTCCTATACCAAAATATATCCATATTGTTAGGTAGTTATCAAAACAACTATTAAGAACAAATTTAACAATTTACTTATTAACTCACAATTAAACAATTAAACAATCATGAAACAATCAATTCAAATTAAATTATTAGTACTAGGTTTATTAATAGTTTTATTCTCAGCATGTGCATTTGCACAACAAGGTTTTGATACTAATATGTTCAAAACTAAATCACAATTAAAACAATTAGATAAAGGTAAAATCAAATTAGATTTAGCTATATTAGTTGATAATAAAGAAATAAATGATACTAGTTATACACTTAATATTGTAAATTACAATACAGGTATATTAACAACAATGTTAGTATCAAATAAGTTTATATTATATCTAGATTATAATAATCAATATGAAATATCAGTATCTTATAAAAATACTAATACTAAAGCTATTATAGTTGATACAGATGCACCATATGATAATTGGTATATTATATCAGGTATATCATTAACTAGTAATTCTAATAATAGGATATTAGCAGGTGGTATCAGGTATGATGGTAAATTGCAAACATTTAAAAAGTATAAATAATATGAGTAAAAACTCTCAAAGAACATCGATACCTTGTTTCAAAACATGGTTAGGTACTATTAGACCTAAATCTGATATATTACCACAAACTATTATAAATGAACCAAAGGTTGCTAAACCAATGTATAGAACCTTTAAACGTAGATAATATGCTAGGTATAATTATTATAGTAGGCCTTATATGGTTTATGATCAAGTATGATAATCATTAAATATTAAATAATACGATTGAACAATTAGACACCTGAAGCTTTACGATAAGCTCGCAAAAACATCTCTAATTAGTGTAAAATCTATTATTAAATCACATCCTACATGTGTGTAATCATGTATAAACTTAAATAAACAATAAATAAACAAAAGTTAAACAATTAAAAATCAGAAATCATGAAAAAAGTAATCTTAACAGCATTAGCAGGACAAATCTTCGCACAATCTAAAAATGCAGATGGAAGTCCAAAATTGGATAAAAACGGAAAACCTTTTGGTTATGTACGTGTAGAAAATCCATCAGACATTGATTTTTCATACGCCTATAACAATGGTGGTGTTAAACGTGGTCAATCAGCATTAATTGCTATGACAGTTGAAGCATGGGAAAAATCAAAACAGTTCTACAAAGAAGGTATGGAAATTAAAGGTAATGTAGTAATTACAGAATCTTTAACTGAAGGACCAGGTTTCAAACCTAAAATGGCTGGTAGTGGTGAAAACGCACAACCATGCACTTTAGATGGTAAACAAATTTACCGTAAAACCGAATTTGATGCTACTTGTGAATTAGCAGATACTTTAATCGCACATAACAATGTGATTGTAGGTACTTCTGTTGTTGCAAAAGCTCAAGGAGAAGCATTAAACTAGTAATAGTTTAACATAGACCCTGCTATTAAATTAGCGGGGTTTGTTGGTACATTAGCTCAGTTGGAAGAGCGTATGAATAAGGATAATTTAATCCTGAACTCGTAAGGACATTGGTTCGAACCCAATATGTACCACTAAACTATTAACATTAATTGCAAGGTACTATTTATAAATTCGGTTAATCATCCCGTAAAAGCATTGTTATTTATAACTCATGTAATATCGGTCAGAATACCATACAATTTATGAATAAACATACTCAACAATTGTTAATAGTTTACCCCATTCTATAAATCTATATATGATATATTAAAATACGTTTTAATCTTGCATCATATTTGTTTTGTTTTTAATTAGGGTACTGTAGTGATACAGCAACTAATATATGAATATTTAGATTTATAGAACCCATTGTGCTTGTATACCACATATAGTATACTTTGGTGATTGGTTAAGCTGTAAGAGGATTATACATTGTGGTTAGTGTATAATCCTACTTATAGTACAATTTATTAATAATTTAAACTTAAAACAATGAAAAAAATAATCCTATTACTTACAATCTTAACTATTAGTTTTGCTTGTAAAAAACAATCAGTTGAGCCTGCTCCTGAAGAACCAATACCAGTTAAAACTAGTAAGTCATTTACTGCTCGTATAACATATTATCAAGATAGTACTACTACATATACTCAGGGTAATATATCATTTACATTAGATACTGTTCCTGTACTTACACCCAATTGGTTTTTTAATCATCAGACAGGTTGGGTAGGTGCTTTTACTAATGGTATTACATTAACTTCAAATAAAATTAATTACACTACTCTTAATGTTAATAAACCTATGAAAGTATATATTCATATGAATATTACAAGATTTAGATGTTATGGTGTAAATTGTCCTACAATACCTAATAATGTTAGTTATAGGAATTATATAAAAGAATATACTTTTAATGAAGGTGATAATGGTACTATTCATTTTAATACATTACCTTAAAATTTAAATTTATGACACAAGTACAAACTAACATAGATCATAACATTGATGAAGCTGAATTTAAGCAAGAAATTGCACTTACAGCTTCATTAATTAAATATCAAGGTAAAGAGTATCTTGATAAATTAAAGGCTTTAAATGCAGAATATGAGATTCCTACAGTAAAATTCATGTCTGAAAAAGAGTTACAAGTTAAACAAATTAAACATTTATAAACATGAAAAATAAGGATAAACATAAACCAAAAAGAACTAGAAATGTAGTAACATCTAATGTTGAAGAATGTGATGGATTTAAAATCACTAAATTAGATGGTGTAATACATGTTGAAATAAATTAAAAATCTTCAGAAAGAAGACCCATGCGAAAGCACCTGAATAGTTTGCTCAGTACTAAATGTTTACGGATATAATAAATCTGAGCTTAAGGGGGTGATATGGCACTTGATTACCTTACAATTTATAATAAGCATGTAGTGAGATGTTAACTATCACTTTAATCTATGTTTTCAAGTCTTAACTGACAAATGTGTAATAACCAACGAGGTAGGAGGCATCGCAGATGTCCTATCAGTTGTAAAAGCTACTTCTGCAAAAGTGATTCAATTCACACCTGCTCCTAAAGCAGTAGAGTTAGAGCTGGAAGCAGCCTAATTTAGGAAAACAAGCTTTGTTTATTTAGATATAACTTAAATAAACTAGTAGATTGCTGGTATAACCATCCAGAGTTATTCTGTAACAGAAGAAAAACAGTGCTAAACATGTAGAAAGTTATAAATATGTGGGAATAAGACGGGGGTTCGATTCCCCCCACCTCCACAAACGAATAAAAGTAATTATTAGTAGCATCTGATGTGTAACAGTATGAAGTAATACGGCTAATAATTTTAAAATTAATCAATTAAATATAAACTTTATAAAACATGAAAAAATTAGATATAAACTTTTATCTACCTAAAGCTATAACTGATGAAGAAATTGATTTAGTTAAAACATATGGTAATTTATATGATAATAATGGATGGTGTTATGATGATTGTAAAAGGTATCATTTAGTTCATTTATTAGGATCAAATGCTACAGGTTATGGTGATAATAGAGTTTGTAAAACACTAAAAACTTCAGATGGTAAACCAATAGTATCATTATCATTTGAAGAATTTGCTGTAATGACAGGTCATAAACAACCTAAAGTAGAAATTAAACAAGAATCATCTAATACATCAACTAATGGATTAACAATTGAAAATATTGAAAAAGTATTGTTAAAATATATAGGTGAACAAGAATCAGATGATATTATTAATGAATTAAAACAATTAAACATATAAACAGCTTATAAACATTATTAAATAGTGTTTGTAGACTTTTTATTATCAGTGGTATATTAAATAATTATAAAATTAAAATTATGAAAAATAAAATTGGGATATTAGCATTTATAGCTTGGGGAATAATGGTTATTATAACATTATCATCACTTGATAAACCCAATCAAGCACCTAAAACAGTATGTTTTACATCAAATAACAATATAGAAATAATTAATAGTATTAATAAATGGTCAACTTATGGTTATTATGTTAAATTTATGTTAAATCAAACTATTGATATTAGTGAATCACGTAAATTTAACAGTGGTTCATGGGAAGATATACACACAAGTACATCAAAAGGTAATATAATAGTAATAATGGAAAAATCTTAAAAATATGAAAAGAACTAAGAAAAGTGTAGGTGTAAAAGCTAGATACACTAAAAATGATATTGCAAGAATTAACAATGCATTCTATAATAAAGTAGATGAATACTCAAAACTTTCTTTAGATGAACTAAAGGAATTATATCCTATTTTAGGAGGTAGTTATAGAACTGCATGTTTTGAAGTAATATCTGATAAATTACAACAGGAGAAAGAAGCAAAGCTTAATGAAGCTATTGTAGATGCTGTTGAAGAAGTTAAACAAGCTAATAATTCAGAAGATGAAGAAATACAAACTAATTAAAGAATATCCAGGTAGTCCTAAATTAGGACATATTTGGGAAACGTATGATAATTATAAAGGAGATTATCATAAACAAACTGAATTTTGGGAAGAAGTAATTGAAAAGGATTATGAAATATTGAGTTTAACTATTCATGATAGTAGACTAAGTGATATGAAAGGTAATAGTAATGAATATATTGAAGCTTTATTAAAAGATAGACTTAATAAAATTCACTCAGTTAAAAGATTATCAGATGGTGAAATATTTACTATTGGTGATAATTGTGAATTTGGTATTATTACTAGTATATTTATAACTAAAGAAGGTTATTGTATGACGGGAACGGCTAAATGTTCATATAGTTGTAATATAGTATATCTTAAAAAAGCTAAACAACCATTATTTACTACAGAAGATGGGGTAGATATATTTGTTGGGGATAATTATTATGAATTAATAACTCCTGATTTTTATTTAAAATCATCTGTATGGAATATATTAACTTGTAAAACTAGAGATAATATAAATTATGATCAAAAAAGTAATCTTAAAAATGGTAGAATGTGGTTTTCAACTAAAGAAGCAGCTGAAGAATATATATTAATGAATAAACCTAATTATAGTTTAAATGATATATTAAAAGTTGCTAAAGACTATTATATAATACCTAATAGCTTCATTGATAAATTAAAACAATTAAATAAATGAGTGTAGAGGTTTACGACTTAGAAATCACTAAATCAGCCTTCACTTACACAGGTAAAGATGTAAATACTCAAAAAGTATCACCATTTATACTACATAAAGATAAAAATGAGTTATCAGCAATGGTAGCTCATTTTAAATCTTTAAAAGGTATGATAGGTTTTAATAATGTTAACTTTGATTACCCTATATTACATTACATTTACAAACATGAATTAGATTTAAAATCATCTGAATTTGCTATAGAACAGATATTCTTAGAAGCTCAAAGATTAATTAATGAACAATCTAAAGAAGCATTTAATCAAATTATAGCTATTAAACTTAAAGATGTTATTGTACCACAGTTAGATTTATTCAAATTATGGCATTTTAACAACAAAGCTAGAATGACTAGTTTAAAGTCTTTAGAAATAGCTATGGGATTTCCTAATGTAATGGATATGCCGATTGATTATAAAAGAGATGATATAACTTTAGATGAAGTCTATAATGTTATATTACCTTATAATCTAAATGATGTTGAAGCTACTTATGAGTTTTATAAAAGGAGTATTGATAAGATTAACTTAAGGAAAGGATTATATGCAAAATATAACCTACCTTGTATTAATTATCCTGATAGTAAGATTGGTGAAGAATTGGTTTTAAAGCTATATTGTGAAGCAACTGGTAAAGATATATGGGAAACTAAGAAACTACGCTCAGAACGTCTAGAAATGAATCTAGGAGAGTGTATTTTTGATTATATAAACTTTACAGAACCTGAATTTAATGAATTATTATATAAATTCAAGAATAAAGTAATTGTTGAAACAAAAGGAGCTATTGCTGAATCTGTAGTATTTAAAGGTTTTAAATATGATTATGGTACAGGTGGTATACATGGTTGTATTAAAGCTGGTGTATATGAATCTGATGATGAGTATATAATCATAGATGCTGATGTAGCTAGTCTATACCCAAGTATAGCTATTGTTAATAAATTATATCCAGAACATTTAGGAGAAGAATTTTGTGATATTTATGAAAATGGTATTGTAAAACCTAGGTTAGCAGCTAAAAAAGCAGGTGATATGGTTATGGCTGATGGATTTAAACTTAGTGCTAATAGTGTATATGGTAAATCAAATGATAAGCACAGCTTCTTATTTGACCCTATATATACACTTAAAACTACTTTAAATGGTCAGTTAATGCTTAGTATGTTATGTGAGAAACTTAACACTAGTATTGATTTAACCATGTTACAAGTTAATACTGATGGTATTACTGTTAAGATTAGAAAGACTGATTTGGATTTATATTATACTATATGTAAAGAATGGGAAGTTTATACTAAACTTACATTAGAATATGTTGAGTATAGTAAAATGGTAATTAGAGATGTAAATAATTATTTAGCTGTTACTACTAAAGGTAAGGTTAAGTATAAAGGTGCATTTGAAATTGATAAGGATTATCATAAAGATAATTCATTTAAAATTATACCTATTGCATTAAGTGAATACTTTGTAAAAGATATACCTGTTGAAGAAACTATTAAGAATCATACTAATATATATGATTTTTGTGGTAGACAGAAGTTTAAAGGTGGAGATTATGGTACAATAAGTACTATAGTTGGTAATAAAATTGTTGTAGAAAAACAACAGAAAAATGTTAGGTACTATGTATCTAATAAAGGTAGTTCTTTTATTAAGAATTATCAAAAAGGAACAACAGAGGTTATTAATAAAGGTTATTTAGTAACTATATTTAATACTTTTGAAAAACAAGAATTAGAAAATTATAATATTAACTATTCATTTTATATCAAGGAATGTTATAAAGAATTAGATAATATATTAGATAAACAATTAAAATTATTTTAAAATGAAATTATTTGAAAAAGGTGATGTAGTAAATTTTAATACTGGTTTTTTACCAATATTAAAATATTATAATGATATATCAACACCCTATGATGATTGGGAATGGTATATGAGAATATTTAAAGATCATTATCATAATAATAATATTAGGATAACTGATTATAAAAATCAAACTTTCATCATTAAAGATAGAATTTCTCTTACAAATGATGGAGTAGTATATTTTTATTATTTAGTTATGAATGAACTGGGGCATGAAGAACCTCTTGCTTTTATACCAGAATTTTTTAATGAATATTATCTAGATATAGATGATGAATCTGATTTTAAACACGATGTATTTAGTATATGTATTCAAAATAATGATATATTTAATGTAAATGAAAATTTAAAAAATATGAAAGATGATGTATTAATAAAAATACCAGAATTTAAATATAGACCTTATAAATTTAAAGTTTTATCAGATAAAGAATTAACTTTAGAAACAAAAGTAGGTTTTAAATTTTACGATAATTATGCATTATGTTTAGATAATAATGTTTTTAAAAAGATAAAAGTTTATGCATGGTTAGGTGAATTATCTAAAGATGATTGTATAAAACATTTTTGTAAAGTTAAAATTAAAGATTATCAAAAATCTGCGGATATATTTGGATATAAACCTTCTAAAAAAGAAATGTTTGAATCTAATTCTTTATTTAAAATCAATAATATTTTACCAAAATATGAGTCTAAAAAAACAAATACTACATTAGATGTAGTAGAATTAGACAATGGTGTAAAATCATTAAAGTTTGTAATTGAAGATTTAGAGTTTATTTTTAATGAACCAAAAGGTTTTACTATACCTTCTAAAATTAAAATTAGTAATATTAGGAAGAAAGATATTTTAGGAAAAACTGTAAGAGTTATTAGAGATAAAAACTTACCTATTAAAAAGAATGATAGAGGTATAATAGTTGATTTATGGAATAATCATCAACCTTTATCAGGTTCTAAATTTAATATTAGGGAAGTTTCATGGGATAAAAATACTAAAATTAAAATTGAATTAGATAATAAAACAGTAATTTGTAAACTTAAAAACGTAAAATTTGTAAAATGATAAATAATAAATTAACCATATTAGTTGGTAAAGATGGTAGACCTTCAATGAAAGGTGTGTATTCTAAAATGGAGAATTCTTCAGAATTACATGTTAGAAGAAAATTAGTTAAAAAGAAAGGTATTGTAGAATACTTTAGAATTTATACTAATCATAATAGCAATGCTTTTGTTAAAACACCTATTCAAAACAATGATTTAACAAATAAAATTGTTGTTCGTTGGGGTAATACTATTCAAGTTAACTTAACTAATAGTATTGTTTATAATAAAGCTGAAGCAATTAGTAATGGTTGTAACAAGAAGAAGTCTAGAGAGATTTTCATTGCTAAAGGTGTTAGTACACCTAAATTAATTAAAAGTGCTGCTGATATTCAACAGTCTGATTTTCCAATTATTGCAAGACCTTCAAAACATTCAAAAGGTAAAAACTTTGTTATTTTAAACAATTTAAATCAATATGAGGTACATAAAAATAATCATATAGATTGGTATTATTCAGCATTTGTAGATAAGATTAAGGAATATAGATTGCATGTAGCACATGGTAGAATCTTAAATTACTTAGAAAAACCTAAACCTGCTGATGGTAATATTGCATGGAACAGAGCTCAAAATGGTGAAGCATTTGAAAATGTTAAATGGGATGAATATGATACTGATATTTGTATGGAAGCTATTAAAGCTGTACAAGCATTAGAATTAGATTTTGCAGGTGTTGATGTAATGGTTGATAAAGATGGTAAAGTATTTATACTTGAAGTTAATACAGCAGCTACATTAGCGTCTAGTGAATATTCTATGCAACGTTATGCAAAATATTTTGATTGGTTATGTAAAGATAATAAACGTAGAGAACACTGGGAACTTAAAGAATTTAAAAAAGCTAGTAATTATGCATGGCATGATTATCATTTTGAAGACAGAGATCCTAATAAAAAATAAATTATAAATATGAAACGTATATGTGTATATGGTTCGTTAAGAGTTGGTGAGTATAACTATAATTACTTTAAATCCAGATATGGTGAAGATATGAAATATATCAGAACTGTTATGCTTGAAGGTTATAAGTTATACTCATTAGGTTCTTATCCAGGAATCAAAGAATCACAAGGAGTTGAAACTTTATTGGTAGATATATTAGAAGTATCAGAAGATTTATATTATTCCATTACAGAAATGGAGTTGGGTGCAGGATATTCTTGTAAACAACTAAGTATAGATGGTATTGATACTACTTTATATGTATATGAAGGTCCTGTTAGTGATAAAAACTTAGTTGAATCAGGAGATTGGTCTAATTATTTAAAAGATAATAATAAACATGAAATTATCAGATAAACAAAATACATATCAAAACCATAATTATAGAGTAAGATTTTTCAAAGGTGTTAGAACAAAAGATTGGAAAAAAAGTATTTGTTTTTATAGTTTAAAACAATATGTAAATAATGAAGATGTTAATTATGCTTTAATATATTGTAAAGAAGAATTTCTACCTGCTTATACTGATGATGAAGTTAAATTATATTGTGAATTAGTTAATAAAATACCATTTATTAAATTTGAATATCGTAAATTAAAAGATACTCATTTTTTTAAATTATATTTTAAAGATTATGATACGCAAGAAAAATTAGCAGCTACTTGTATGATTATCAGATATTTATGGGAAAATAATGGTCATAATGGTAATGATATGTATTATAAAGTTCCAGGATATTTTATTAAATTAGTTGAGAAATATCCTGAAGAAGATTTATTATATTTATTATTATGGGCTAATTTTGCTATAACTGATAATAATGGTGGAAATTTTTGGAATAGTAATCATAGTTTAATAGATTCTGATTTTAAATATCCTTTTAAATATGAAGATTTAAAATGGCATCAATACAGTGTTACTCATACATTCTGTAAAGCCATATCATTTCCTTACAATAAAAGTGTAGAAGAGTATAAACAAGAATTAAAAGATTTTAAAATATTTGAATATGAATAAAAGAAAAATATATGTAGTAGGTACTAGTATTGATTACATGAATTGGATGCAAGGTGAACTTGTTGAAGATATGAAAGATGCTGATTTAGTAGTATTTACAGGTGGTGAAGATGTAAATCCTGAATTGTATACTTCGCATAAGCATTATACTACATCATGTAATCCTGCAAGGGATAAATATGAAGTTGAGAAATATCAAAAAGCTAAAGAATTAAGTTTACCTTGTATTGGTATTTGTAGAGGTGCTCAATTCTTATGTGTGATGTCTGGTGGTAAATTAATTCAACATCAATCAAACCCAGGTAGTAAACATGATTTATTTACTAAAGATGGTAGAACTATTAGAGTAACATCATCACATCATCAAGCACAATTACCATTTAGTTTACCTAAAGAAGAATATACTATTTTAGGGTGGACTGAAAATTTATCACCATTTCATAAAGATGGTAATAATGATGAAGTTAATCCTGAAGTAGAATGTGAAGATGTTGTATATTATAAAACAAATTGTTTAGGTATACAATCACATCCTGAATGGTGTTATCCACCAAGTAGTCCTTCAGAAATTATTATGATTGATTATTATCAATCTTTATTAGATAAATTTTTAAACAAGGAATTATGAGTAAGATAAAAGAAAAAAAAGTAATTGAAGAAGTTGAAATAACTACAGGACAATTCTTAGATGAAGATGGTGATATTATAGCTGATGAATTTCTTAGTATTTTTAAAGATTTTCCAAATATCTTAAAAGATAAAGATTTAATAAATCAAATATCAGGTTTATTTTATAATGATATTAAAAGTATAAGATTCGATTCTTATAAAGGTTCATCATTTATTGACTTTAGAATATCAACTTTACCAGGACAATGTTCAACACTTGTTGTACATGATTATATGATAAGTTATGAATATTATGAATTATTTTTAAAAATTATAACTAAATTAGCAATTGGTTTGAACTTTTCAAATATTTTAATAACTTCTTATAAAGAACATAAACTTAATCTTGAATTAGTGAAAGACGGATTTGAATTGTTTAAAGAAGAATATCGTAATAACAGAACTGGTAATCTTATAAACTATTATATGAAATATTTAAATTAATCACTTAAAAATTATAAACTAATATGGAACAAAAAATTAAAAATATTACTATTGGGACAGATCCTGAATTCTTTCTATATTCTCAATTAGAAAATAAATTTATATCTGCTGTAGGCATGTATGAAGGTACAAAGAAAGACCCTAAAGTAATATCAGAAAATGGACATATGATACAAGTGGATGGTGTATCATGTGAAGTAAATATCCCACCATGTGTAACTGCAGAACAATTCAACAAAGAATTACAATTTGTTGTAGGTTATATTAGAGATACTATTGCAAAACCTAAAAACTTGATTATTTCAGAAGCTGTTACAGCTGAATTTACTGAAGATCAATTAAATTGCAGAGAAGCATGGGAAATTGGTTGTGATCCAGATTTATCAGCATGGACTCTTAATGTAAATAACCCTAAAGGTTATGAAAACAATATAAGAGCTTGTGGTGGTCATATATCTGTAGGATATGATAATCCTAATGAGCAAACTTCTATAGCTTTAATTAAAGCTATGGATTTATTCTTATCTGTACCAAGTGTACTTATTGATGAAGATGTTCGTAGAAGAGCTTTATATGGTAAAGCAGGTGCTATGAGATTTAAATCTTTTGGTGTAGAACATAGAACTTTAAGTAATTTCTGGTTATTTAATCCTGTATTAAGAACATGGGTTTTTGAAAATACTTTAAAAGCTTGTGAATTTGTTAATATCAATGGTATTATTACTAATGAAGATGATATTATGGAATGTATCAATACAGGTAATAAAGCTATGGCTCAAGAAATTATTGAAGATTATAACTTAACAATTCCAAATGAAGAGGAGGTATATCATAATGAATTTGCTTAATTATTTTGATGAATTACCAGATGATTCAGATGTGGTAGCTAGTTAGCTATCACTTATTAATAAACATTTATAAAATAAAAATAAACACTATGTGCGGAATTATAGGTTTTAGCTCAAAAAACAAATTTAACAAGGATAAAATTATACAATTAATTATGTGGAATACCTTTGAAAGAGGTATTGATGCAACAGGTATATATAGTCCTAATAATGGATTACTTAAAACTACAGACAATGGTTTTGATTTTGTCCAACAAAATACTATATTAGATGATAGTATATTCATGGCTCATGTTAGAGCTGCAACAGTAGGTGATAAAAAGAAACCTGAAAATGCACATCCTTTTCAATATAATGGTGTAACATTATTACATAATGGTACTTTAAAAAATCATTATGATTTAATCTATAAAAATGATTTTAAGTATGCTGATTTTAGTGTAGATAGTCAAGTTATTGCTGGAATCATTGGTAAGGATCAAAACTTCAATGTGATTTCAGAAATAGATGGTGCTGCTGCATTTTTAATTCACCATGATAAAACTCCTAACATTTTATATGCTTTTAGAAATAGTGAAAGACCATTATTTAGAGGTATGTTAGGTGAAGATATGTATATATCATCAATTAAAGAATCATTGAAGTTGATTGGATGTAGTAAAATTAAAGAATTTAAAGAAAATTATTTATATGCTATTAAAGATGGTAAAATAATTGATTATAGATTTATTAAAAATACACCTTATCATAATTATACTCATACTAAAACTACATTTAGAGAAATTTATCCTGTTAATATGCTAATGGGACAATGGTTACCTTTATTAAGATGTGGTTATTGGGAAAAGGACTTAACATTAGATAAATCTTATTTAATAGAAGGTTTCAATATGACTACCCAATATCTTACAATTACAAATGATAAAGGTGAATGGGCTGAACTTAGTAAATTTGATTTTGACTATGAGAAAAAAATAATTATTGATGATTGTTATGTTAAAGCTTTATGTGATTTAGTATTAGGTAGTGGTAAAGATGAAATAAAAATTGCTGATAAAGGTGATTACTTTAAAGTTACGTCTAATAACGTTGCTAAATGTACAGTTAAAGCTTTTAAGCTAAATGATACTACTATCATAACAACTATCCCTAAAAATTTAATTGAAAGAGTTGATGTTGATGAAGAACAGTATATAATTGATACTTATACAAGTAAACCTGAAAATCAATTAGTTTTAAATTTCTTAGATATTCCTGAGAATACAGAAACTCCTGAATTAATTGATAGTTTTGAAGATGTTACAGATTTAAATACTGAATCTACAATTGAAAAAGAAGCTCTTATTGAAAATAAAGATCCTAATTTAATTGTAGTAGATAAAGATGATCTAATTATAGATTTTATTTCTATTGAAGATAGATATGAAAAACTATTTAAATATGTTTCACCTTTATTAACAGAAGAATCTTTAAAAGTTATTCAAAATGAAAGAATTGAAACAATGGGATATTTTGAAGAAATTGCAAAAAGACATGAATTATTAACTGATAATACTAAAAACAATGGCGTTAACAAAAGGCTTTTATGCTAATATATCAAGTAAGAAAGAAGATGATACTGTAAAAACTTATGATGGTAAATTAATATCAAGAAAAGATGCTATTTTTTTAGTACCTTCTGGAGTATATGCTCATATTAATGACCCTAATGTAATAAAGGATTGTTTTACAGGAAAAAATGAATTCATACATGAATGTAGTAAAGTTATTAATAAATTTAATGATGATATACCAGATTATACCAATTGTTCATATACAAAAGATATATCAAAAAGTTGTATATTATTTGATAAGAAATTAAATTTACATACTGCTACATATGAATCAATACCTTTAAATTTATATGTGGAAGATTATACTACGGGTTTATTTTATCATATTTCAACACCTACTGATAAATATGATAGATCCGAACCTATTATTTACAGAAAGGTTAAAAATGCTGAATATCAACCAACAGGTGATTTAAAATATGATTATTTAATGGGTGTTAAATCTCCAAGTTTTAAAATAACTGAAGGTAAACGTTACAAGTTTGGATTAGAACTTGAAACAATTTACGGTAGATTACCTCAATATTTAGATAAGTATTTAAATTATAATGCTGTTCATGATGGTTCATTACGTGGACCTAATGGAGAAGATCCTATAGGTGCTGAATATGTAACAGGTATTCTAACTGGTGATACTGGTTTTTTACAAGCTAAACGTTTATCTGTAGAAGTAACTAGAAGATGTAAAATTGATAAGAAGTGCGGGCTTCATCTTCACTTATCAGGTATTGAATTTTCTAAAGAGAATTTAATAGCTTTGTATAAAGTATATTTCATATTAGAAAAATCTATATTTTCAATATTACCTTCTAGTAGATACAAAAATACATATTGTAGAAAACTTAATAAAATTACTGATTGTTTAACTAACATAACTGAAAATCAATTAAATTCTGTATATGAATATAATTTATTCATAGAAAATGCTTATTTAGGTTTATTTGATTTTGTATCAAATAATAATCAAAGTAATTATAAATTTAATAAAAAATCAGAACATCCTTGGGGGCATAAATGTGGTTATAAACATCATAGTGCTAGATACTGTTGGTTAAATTTTGTACCAGCTATTTTTGATACTAAACATAATTTATCTGCTAAAACTATTGAAATTAGAAATCATAGTGCTACAACTAATTATCGTAAGATTAAAAATTGGACATTAATTCATATGGGTATTTTATGGTATGTTGAAAATCATAAACGAGATATTCTTAAAGGTAATATTCTAAATTTGGAAGAAATTATGTTATTAGCTTACCCTAAAACAGGTTGTTCTATAGTTAGTTATATTAATGAAAGAGTATCTTTATTTTCAAAACCTGCTACAGATATGGAAAATTTACAAACAGAATTAAACGATTATAATGAAACAAATGAGGATGAACTATTAACTGTGAAAGGAGCAATACAATGTGTATAATATCAATTTTACCGAAAGGTACTGAAAAGTTAACAGATGAAACTATAAGTTTTATTACAAATGGTTACTCTAACAATGGTGATGGTTCAGGTTTTATGTATAAAAAACTTGGAGAAAATGAAGTTTATTTAAGTAAAGGTTATAATGATTTACAATGGTTATTACAAGATATTAAAGATTGTAATTTATCTAAAGATGATGAATTAGTTATTCATCATAGAATTGGTAACATTGGTAATAAAAATGACCTTAACACTCATCCTTTTGTATGTTCATTTGTAGAAGATGATATTCATAAGATTTTTGGTGCTAAATTTGATAAACCTTGTTTAGTTCATAATGGTACATTAACAAATAATGCTATTTATGATTTTAGAGTAGGTAATTTTAATAATTCTGATACATATGCTTTTGCTAGATTTATTATGTCTAACATTCATATACAGAATTTATTAAAATCTAATTTAGAATTATTCTTAAAAGTAATGAATCCTTATCTAAATACTAGTAAAATGTGTTTTTTATTTCCAGATAGAGATTTAATCAAATTTGGGGATTTTATTGAAGATAATGGTTATTTTCATTCTAATTTAGGTTATAAAGATGGTTACTATAGAGATTATGGAGGAGTCTTCAAAAAAAAAGAAGAACCAAAGCCTTTAGAATCTTTAGAAAATAAATCTACATATCCTAAAGCAGATACTTATTTGAAAGATTATAAAATAGGTATTGATAAGATGTTATCTAAACATAACTCATTAGTATTAGATGGTTCTTATATTAGAATTACAGATCATAATTATATGAATTTCATATACATGAAGAAAGACCTTAATAATATTTGGTATACTAAAGTGTTTAATTTTAAATCATATGATCAGAAATGTCTTCTTAATGTATTAACATTTGATAATAGTAATACGTTAAGTGTTAATGAACATGCTTTACATACAGAATATTTTTTTGGACCTTTAAATTCAGTAGCAAATTATTATAGAGAATATTTAGTGTTATTACGTGATTTAGAACCTTCTAAGAAAGTTTTGAAAAAGTTATATGCTCAATTAAACAACTCTAGACATAAAAGTGATGATTTTAAAGTATTTCATAATAGATTAGGTGTTTACTTTACGAGAGGTGCTTTATTAGAATATTACAATTATTTTAAAGAAGATTACTTAAAAGATCCAACGGAATTAGATTATAAGTATGTAAAATGTCCTAATCCTAATCTTCATATTTCAGTAACAACTGATAATAAAGATGAAGAAAAAGATGATACAATTGCTCGTGCTGTAACTTATGATAACACTATTAAAAAAGAATGGAATTCTGTTGTAAATGCTCTTAACTAAAGTAAAAATAGATCAATCTGAGTTACACATTTATATAAACTTACTGAAACGTTATAAACTCTTAAAAACAAATAATTATGAAGAAATAATTAATCAATTAAAAATTAACTTTAATGTAGAAATATCTATAGAGGAGTTAGAAGAGTATTATAGTCCAAATTTAAATGAGATACTTGAGGAAACTCGATTATTACATCAAAATTTAGGATTTTACGTAGAAGATGGAGATTATAGTTAATTTAGAAAAATTAGTACAATATAAAGTAGGTTTGGAAGCTTATTTTATATTGTACTGTTTAAATGAGAATAAGGAAAAAGAACTTATTACTTATGCACAAAACTGTAGAAAGATTCCTACACCAACATTTGAAGAACTTGAAAAACAAGGGTATATAGTTATAAACAGAGCTTTAATGCCTGATAATAAAATAACATATAATGTATTAAAATTAACAAGTTTAGGTAAGGAAATATTTACAGTGAGAAATATAGATGTTCTATTTGAAGAATTTAGAACATTCTATCCAAAGAAAACTCCTGATGGGAGAACATTACATCTTGATTTAAAGAGATGTAAAAGTTTGTATAAAAAGATTATTGGTAATAATGAGCAAATGCATGAAACATTATGTGGGTGTGCTAAAGCTTATCATGAAGAGAAGAGAAGATCTTCTTCAGAATCTTATATGCAAAATTTAGCTAGTTGGTTACATCAGGAAAATTACAAACAATATATTGAAGAAAAAATGGTAGAAGAAGGAGGACATAGTGAGGATATATGATGATTTGTATAAATCAATTGAACACAATATAACCAAGAAAGAATCAGATGGTTTTACATCTATTTTATGTCCCTTTAGTAGATTATCTAATAAAGGATTCCCAGGTTGGGTTAAAGGTACTTATACTATCTTAACAGCTTCCAGCGGAATTGGTAAGACGAAATTTACTAAATCTTTTACTGTTAATTCAGTATATAACTTTGTAAAACAAAATCCATACATTAAACTTAAAATCTTTTATTTTGCTTTAGAGGAAAGTAAAGAAGTATTTTGGTTAAGTATGTTAAGTAGTATCTTATATGATAGATACCAAATACAATTGTCACCACAACAACTATTATCTTTAGGTGAGTATAACCTTGATAGAAGTATTTTACAGAAAATTGAATCTGTTAAACACGAATTATATCAAATGGAAGATTCAATAGAAGTTATTGATAATGTATTCAATCCTTATGGTATCTATAAAAGAGTAAGGGACTACTTTGATAATCCTGAATTAGGTGAATTTGAAAAGATTCAAACTGATACAGGTGTAATAAATGGTAAATTTAAATATAAAAATGAAGATACTTATGTATTTGTTATTACAGATCATATATCTTTATTAGTACCTGATGCTAATGGTAAGTATAATCAACAGAATAGTTTACATGAAGCTATGAATTACTTTTCTCAAGAGTATTGTCTTAAACAAATGTGCAAAAGACTACAGTGTGTTGTAATTAATATACAACAACAGTCTGCTAATAAAGAAGCACAAGAGTTTCATAAAGGACAAACTATTGAAAAGAAATTAGAACCGTCTTTAGACAGTTTAGCTGATAATAAATTAACTCAAAGAGATGCTGACATGGTATTAGGTTTATTTGCTCCTACAAGATATGAAATATCTACATATAGAGGTTATAATATAGCTAGAATGAAAGACTCATATAGGTCATTAATCTTTCTTAAAGATAGGAATTATGGTCTAGCTAACAACTATGTGCATTTATATTTTGATGGTGCAAGTAATATATTTAAAGAATTACCAATTAAGGATGAGATGACTGAGAACATCTATGAACAAATCTCAAAGAAACAATTTAAATAATAGGAGGAAAGTGAAGGAAGAAGTAAATACAATGGTAGACTTACCTTTTGGTAAAGTTGAAGCCTCTCGTGTAAATCCTAAGCGATTAGTTATTTATTCTAAACCTAAAACTGGTAAAACAACTAGTTTTGCAGGATTAGAAGGTAATCTAATTATAGATTTAGAAAATGGTTCTGATTATGTAAATGCTACAAAAATCAAAGCTTCTAGTCTAGCAGAATTACGTGAGATTGGTGATAAAATTAAAGCTTCGGGTAAACCTTACAAATATGTTACAATTGATACTGTAACAGCTTTAGAAGATATGGTTAAACCTTTAGCTTTGAAAAACTATATGGAAACACCTATTGGTAAGAACTTTAAGGAAAATGATGTCCTTAAATTACCTAATGGTGCTGGTTATATGTGGTTAAGAGAAGCATTTTTTCAAGTGTTAAATTATATTGATACTTTTGCAGAACATATTATTTTATCAGGACACATCAAAGATAAACAAGTTGATGATAAAGGTGAAATGGTAATGGCTGCAAATATTGATTTAACAGGAAAAATTAAATCTTTAATCTGTGCAAATGCAGATGCAATTGGTTATATGTTTAGAAAAGATAATAAGACTATTTTAAGTTTTATATCATCTGATGAAATAACTTGTGGTGCAAGACCAGCCCATTTACGTAATAAAGAAATCATTTTAGCTGAAGAAGTTAATGGTGAAATTATTACTAATTGGGAAGAAATATATAAATAATAAATAATAAATAAATAAAAATAAGAGAATATGAATTTTGATTTAAGTGCAGCATCGGAGAAAAAAGTAAGTAATAATGTACAATACCAAAAAGCTGGTATTTATGATAATGTTAAGATTAGCAGTGTGGAATTAAAACAATCACAAACTGGTAAAGACTTTTTGTTTTTAAATACTCTTGGTGCAAATGGAGAAGTTGGTAAATCATCATCTTTATGGTTAACTGATGCAGCTTGGCCTGTAACAGCTCGTACATTAGTAGATTTGTTAAAAGCTACACACAATGTAACTGAGGACGAGGCTAAAGTAATGATTGCAGTAGGTTCACCACAAGAATTATTGTCTAAAACATCAACTTTATTAGTTGGTAAAGTGTTCCGTGCTAAATTTAAAGGTGAAGAATCATCTCGTGGTACTGTAATTGCAGTATTAGGTGGTTCAGAATCAATGCAAGTTGCAACTGCAGATACTAAATTATGGTTTAATCCTGATAAGGATATTAAAAAATATGAAGGTACAGCTCAAGCAACACCAGCTGTTATGAATCCATCAGCAAAAACTGATGATTTACCATTTTAATTTTAATAAATAATTAGAATAATAGGTGTCAAATATCGGCAGTTGATTAAATGTTGTGACAACAACAGCCTATTATTTTATAATTAAACTATATATGTTTGATTTAAAAGATGCATACCAAAATATAGATATAAACTTTATCTTAAATAATGTATCTGAATATGATATTTGGAAGAAATATTGTAATAATTTTGAAGAACTAGATAAACCTTTTTTATCTGAATTATATAATGATAGAAATCCTGCTTGTAGAATCAAACATAATAAGTTTAATAAGCTTATTTATAAAGACTTTGGTACAGGTGATACTTATAGTTGCTTTGATTATATTCAAGTAAAATATGGGTGTAACTTTAAAGAGTCCTTAAAAATCGTTTACAATGATTTTAAGCTAGGTTCTATCAAATATGATATATTACCTCAGTTGGTATTAAATAATCAACCAGAGGTCATTAAAACAGTTAATAAGAGCTTTATTGAGATTGTACCACAACCTTATAATATAACGGACTATAATTATTGGAATCAATATAATATACCTTTAACAATGTTAGAGGAATATGATGTATTTTCATGTAGAATAGTCTATTTACATACAAAGGATGGTAGAACTATTACATTCAACTATAGAGATGATAATCCTATATATGCTTATAGATTTTGTAATGAAGGTAAATATTCATATAAAATCTATTTTCCTTTGAGTAAGGATAAAAAGCATAAATGGTTATTTTCTGGTGGTAGTAGTACAGACATAGAAGGTTATGACCAATTACCATTTCATGGTGAAAAGTTAATACTTACTAAAAGTCTTAAAGATTGTATGGTTTATAATCTACTTGGTTTACCAGCTATATCATTACAAGGTGAAACTAATAAATTATCATTTGATTTTGTTAATAAATTATTAAAAAGATTTGATGAAATTATAGTAAATTATGATAATGATGATGAAGGTATAAGAGGTTCTAAAAGATTAAATCAACAATATAATTTCAAATATTACTTTATAGATGATTATAAAGATTTAAGTGATTATATCAAAGATAGAGGATTGCAAAGTGCTAAAGAAATGATTAATAATAAATTAAAATTATTAAATGGATAAAATCAAAGTAGGATTTGAAATAACTGATAATTGGAACAAAGCTGATTTTAGGGAATTTATATATTTATTATTGAAAAATGATAGTTATGAATTATACCTTATATCAAATAATGATACATCAGCTTATATATACAGTGTTGGTGCTCAATTAGGTTTACCTTCAAATAGGGTTATTGTAACTAACTTTACTCCAGATAAAGTACAAGCTATTGTAGATAATAATATAGATATATATTTTGATAATATCCAAATGACTGTATTAATTATACAAGAAACTACTGATTGTGAAGCAATTTTAGTTAATGAAATACCTAATAGGTATCAATCTAAAACAACATGGTATGTTAGTTTTGAGAGAGTTATAAAACAAATAGAGGAGGAGAATTGTGGGAAAGATGAAGATTGTTGCAAAAAAGGGGAAGGGTAAAATACAAAATGCTACAGCTTTAGAAGTTGATGGTGTAAAATTTAAGTCTAAACTTGAATTATTTACATATAATAAACTTTTAGAAGCAGGTATTAATGATTTTAAGTATGAGGAAATGAAATTTACTCTATTAGAACCTTTTGAATACAATGAAGAAGCTTTTGAAGTTAAAAAGGATAAGAAGTATATGGAAGCTAGTAATAATATTAGAGCTATTACTTATTTACCTGATTTTTCAAGGGTGAATGAACAAAAAGAAGGATATATTATTGAATGTAAAGGATTTAATAATGATGCTTTTCCAATTAAATGGAAATGGTTTAAAGACCATTTAGTTAAAAATGGATATAAAGTAACATTATATAAACCTAACAATCAACAAAATGTACTTAAAACAATTGAATTAATTAAACAAAAATTTTATTAAACATGAAAAACAAAATTAAAATTATGGTTATACTAGTAGCTAGTATTTTCATTGCAGGATTAATATCTTTACGTCAAATTCATAAAAACAATGAAATTTTAGATTTACCTAAACCTACAATTACAGCAGATACTGTTAAAATTGATACGTTTAGTGAAAATGCTTTAATAATAGAATTACATGAACTTAAAATGTTAGCTCCTAATATTGTATTAGCACAAGCTAAACTAGAAACAGGTAATTTTAAATCATATCTTTTTGAAAAATCTAATAACCTTTTTGGTTTTAGAAATTTTAATGGTTATATTAAATATGAATCTTGGAAACATTCAGTAAAAGCCTATAAGGACTGGCAAACCAGAAAATACAAAGGAGGAGATTACTATGATTTTCTAGAACATATTAATTATGCAGAAGATACATTGTATGTTTATAAATTAAAGCAATTTCAATAAATGGCTAAAGTAAATAGAGGAAATCTTTATGACTATTACATTCATTTCAATCCTTATACAGAGTATTGGAATGCTGTAAAACGTGATAAAGCAGTGGATTACCTTAATGGTAAATTAGGACCTAATGATGTCTTAAAACATAAGAATATCACTGATTTAATCAGATATTTAACAAATGAACCTCAATTAGAAAAATAATAACATGGCAGGAAAACCAAAACAAAAAGTATATGAATATACACAAACTGGTAAGTTTGTTAGAACATATGATTCTCAAGCTGAAGCACGAGAAGTAAACTTTAGTAATGTTAAAGGTAAGAAACCAGTATTTCAATATAAAGAACATAGACTATTAGATAATGGTAATGTTTTGGTTAAAGAAAGAATTGGTAGAGATGCTGTTAAATCTTTATTAAGAAGAGAAAGTAATGAATTTTTAAAAGATTATAAATCTCCTAAAGTTAAGTTATTAAATCTTGATAATAAAGTTATAGCAACTTTTAAGAATACTAACATTGCTAGTAAATTAACAGGAATCCCTGAAAGTACTATTGCTAATCAGATTAGCAGTAAATATGATAATGTTGGATGGACAGATAGAGGATTGTTATTTAGAAGTAATGATTAATGTATCTTTATGGGATGCTGATTTCATACCTTTTTATGTGTGTCATGTAAAGAAGAATGAACCAGAGAAATCATTAGATGATTGTAAAGCTTTAGTAGATGATATTATTATAAATATTAACAATACTACTATGGCGGAAGAATATCAGTTATATGTTACTGTTGGTAAATGTTTTAGGTATACTGTATACCCTGAATACAAAGCTAATAGAAAATATACAACTGAAGTAAAACACATATTTGAAACTAAACAATATCTTATAGACCAATATAAAGCATTTAGCTTTGTAGGTTTAGAAGCAGATGATTTAGTTTGTATAAATAAACAAAGATTAACTGAAAAAGGATATAATTGTACTATAATCTCTCCTGATAAGGATATATTAAATTTAGAAGGTAGACATTATAATCCTAGAGGTAATAATTGGGTTAATACTACAAAACAAGAAGCAGAATTATACTTTTGGAAGAGTATGATAACTGGTGATACTGTTGATAATTTACCTGGAATTAAAGGTATTGGAGAAGTAGGAGCTTGTAAATTATTAGATAATAAACATATAGACATATTTAAAAGTTATAGAGCATCAGTATTTGACAAGTATTGTGAAGTCTATGGGGAAAATTATGGAATAGAAATGTTCTATAAAATGTATAATTGTTTAAAAATGGTACATACTTATGAAGTAGAGATACCAGAACTAATAAAATTAAAGACGGAAATTAGTGAAGAGGAAAGATTATTTGACTAGTATAGGAAAAATGGATAGTAATGGTAGTATTACTCATACATTTGCATCAAAATTTTTACTACCTATTATAGGATATACGATTAAAGACTTAGGTACTTCCTTAATAAATACACATATAACTGAAGGTAATAAACCTGAATTAATAGTTATATTAGATCCAAATAAGGATGATACTGTATCATTACTTGTTAAAATGAGAATTTTAAGTCATTATTTAAATGATGAAACTACTGATGATGAATTGATAATTAGATTTACAATTTCTGAAGCATATTATAATGTTTTAGATAAATTTAAAAAAGGTCAGTATAGTGGATTTGATGAATTTTACAAAAGAATTTTAACAAGATATTATGGTGAAGGTGTTATTCAAAATGGAATAAAGGTTAGTATGTATGACACTATATATCCAAGATATGAGAAGCGTAAAAACTTAGCAGAACGTCTTGGTGAAGAAGTAAAATATATACAAGAAGTCTTAGATAGTCCTGAAATGGATTATGAAATATACAAATCACTAGAACAATTAAATACAGGACAACTTAATGAACAAGGAGCAGGAAATTCTATCTAATATTACAATTTTTAATAAATATGCAAAATTTAATGAAAATTTAAATAGGAGAGAAACGTGGGAAGAACTCTGTGATAGATACAGAGATATGATGATTTCAAAATATCCTCAATTGAAATATGATATTGAGAAAAGTATGAAGTTCATCTATGATAAAAAAGTATTACCTTCTATGCGCGCATTACAGTTCGCAGGTAAGGCTATTACTAAAAATGAATCAAGAATATATAATTGTGCTTTTATGCCTGTAGATGATTACAGAGCATTTAGTGAAACTATGTTCTTGTTACTTGGTGGTACAGGAGTAGGTTACTCTGTTCAATACCATCATGTAGAACAATTAAACGAGATAAACAAACCAATTAAGGAGCGTAAATATGTTATTAGTGATAGCCTAGAAGGATGGGCTGAAGCTATTAAAGTATTAATGAAAGCTTACATAGGAGGTTCACAATATAAACCAAGATTTGATTTTAGTGATATTAGACATAAAGGTGCTAGATTAGTTACTGCAGGTGGTAAAGCCCCAGGACCTAGACCTTTAATGGAATGTGTTGCTAAAATTCAAGGATTACTAGACTCTAAAGAGAATGGTACTAAACTTACACCATTAGAATGTCATGATATACAATGTTATATAGCTAATGCCGTCCTATCAGGTGGTATTCGCCGTTCAGCAATGATAAGCTTATTTTCATTTGACGATGAAGAAATGTTAACATGTAAATATGGTAATTGGTGGGAATTAAACGAACAAAGAGGTAGAGCTAATAACTCTGCTGTAATTGTTAGAAACAGAATTAAAAAAGATGAATTTGATAAAATTTGGGAAAAAATTGAACTTAGTAATTCAGGAGAACCTGGACTTTATTTTACCAATAATAGTGATTGGGGTACTAATCCTTGTTGTGAAATTGCTTTAAGACCATATTCTTTTTGTAATCTTTGCGAGGTTAATGTATCAGACATTACTTCACAACAAGATTTAAATGATAGAGTATCTATAGCATCATTTTTTGGTACATTACAAGCTGGTTATACAGACTTCCATTACTTAAGACCTATTTGGAAAAAGACTACTGAAAAAGATGCTCTAATAGGTGTAGGTATGACTGGTATAGCATCTGGTGAAATACTTAAATATGATTTAAAACAAGCTTCAGATGTTGTAAAAAGCATGAATGAGGAAGTTGCTAAAATCATAGGTATTAATAAAGCAGCTAGAACAACTACTATTAAACCTAGTGGTACTACTAGTTGTGTATTAGGTACATCATCAGGTATTCATGCTTGGCATAATGATTATTATATTAGACGTATTAGATTAACTAAGAATGATCCTTTATATACTTATGTAGCTAAAACACTACCAGAGTTAGTAGAAGATGATAAATTACAATTTAATACTGCCGTACTTTCAATACCTCAGAAAGCTCCAGAAGGTTCTATTTTAAGAACTGAAAGTGCCCTCGAGTTATTAGAGAGAGTTAAGAAGTTTAATATTGATTGGGTTAAAGCTGGTCATAGAAAAGGTGATAATACTAATAATGTTAGTGCTACTATATCTATTGATAAATCTAGACTTTATGACGGATTATTTAATGATCAAGGTCATATGACAGATGTAAAATGGGATGAATGGAAAGTAGTTGGAAACTGGATGTGGAATAATCGTAATACATTTAATGGTTTAAGTGTACTACCATATGATAATGGTAGTTATGTTCAAGCACCATTTGAAGACATTACTAAGGAGCAATTTGAAGAATTATCAAAACATTTAAAAAGTATTGATTTATCTCAAGTAATTGAAGATGATGATAATACTGAACATACACAAGAAGCAGCATGTGCTGGTGGAGCTTGTGAAATTAAGTAATTATGACAAAAATAGGAGTAAAATTTGATTTTGATAAATTAAATAGACCTGCTACATTAGAAGAATACAAGGATGAGGTTAAAACCTCTCCTTGTGCTTCTCATGATAAGGAAACTGAAATTGCTATAGCTAAGGAAAGATTAGAAACAGCTAAGAATAAAGCAGGTTTAAAATATGATCAAGGTAAAGTGAGATATGATTTATATCCATTAGAAGCTTATGAAGGATGTACAAAAGTATTAACTTTCGGTGCTAATAAATATACACCTAATGGTTGGAAATCTGTTCCAGATGCTGAAAATAGGTATTATGCAGCATTAATTAGACACTTAAATGCTCAAAAACTATACATTGAAAATGGTGGTAAAGGGTTAGCACTAGATGAAGAATCTGGGTTACCACATTTAGACCATGCACAATGTTGTTTAGTATTTTTGAGAGAAATAAGTAAAACTGAAATAAATGAAGGGAAGTAAAGGAGAGAAGAAGTTACAAGAACTTGAAACAGCTTTAAAAGCTAAAAATCTTGATTCTAAGCGTACATCTATAGTTAAAGGTAAGAATATACCAATAGTAGCTAAAACTAGCTTTAAATCAATTAATATTCAACAATCTAAATCATTAGATGTTAATAATGTAATATTCATACCTGATTTACATGCCCCTTTTATTAAAAAAGGGGTTTTAGAATTTATTAAAGAGCAACAGTGTAAATACAACTGTGGTAAAGTAATATTTGCAGGTGATATATTAGATGGTCATGCATGGAGTTATCATGAGCATGATCCAGATGGTATGAGTGTAGGACATGAATTACAAGCTGCTAGGGAACAATTAAATCCATGGTTTGAAGCATTCCCTGATGCTATTAGTTTAATGGGTAATCATGACCTTTTAATTCAACGTAAAGCTCGTACAATTGGTTTATCTAAAGAATTTATAAAAGGATTTGGTGATGTAATTGGAGCTCCTAAAACATGGGAATTTAAGATAGAACATATTGAAAATAATGTTTTATACAAACATGGTAATATAGGAGATGCTTTTACAGTAGCTAAGAAATCTAGAATTTCAACTTGTCAAGGACATTTTCATGCTAAAACATTTGTGCAATGGTCTGTAAGTGAACGAGATGCTATATTTGGTTTACAAGTAGGTTGGGGAGCTGATAGAGATGCTTATGCATTTGACTATGGTAAACCATTTAGTGATAAACCAATTATTAGTTGTGGATTAATTTTAGATTCTGGTCAAACACCAATTGTTAAACTAATGCAATTATAATATGCCATATATTACAATCTTAGATTTTAATGTAGGTAAAACCTATGTTTATCAATATCCTGATAATTTAGAAGATATTGAGGATTTTATAGATTCTAAAAATCATGATGTGTCAAATTGTCACTATATGTGTACAGATGAATTACAATTAGAAATTAATTAAATGCAAGATTTAGAATATTTACTTAATTTATTAACATATGATGATTTAGCAGAAGATGAAAAAATTGAAGCTGCTATTGAATATATTAAAGATAAATTAAATAATAAATAAAAAATAAGAGTTACTATAGAATAGATTAAATACTAACAATTAAAAATAATAGTTAATAATTTAAATTTTTACAACTATATCTGTAGTAACTCTTTAATCCTGTACCCTTGAATACATTAATTTGTAGAAACTCGGATAAGTTCAGCAGGATTAGTATAGAATAAAAGGGTTTAAATATATACTTTTTAAAACTTAAAAAAATGGATAGACAAGAAGGATATTATTGGGTTAAAAAAAGAAATAAGACAAAACATGAAGTAGCTAAATGGGTTCATGATACATTTTTTAAAGATAATGGATATTGGACATTAATATATGATGAGGGAGATTATGAAGATGGTTATTTTGAACATATTAATGAAGTAAGAATTAAAGAACCTGGTGAGTTGCCTGAATTTTAAAATTATGAATATAAAAATTAAAAAAACAAATCCTAATGCTATCATACCTAGTTATTCAAAACCTGGTGATGCAGGTATGGATTTAACAGCTATTAGTAAAGAAGTAGTTGATAAAGGAGAATATGGTTATATATCATATGATTTTGGATTAGCTTTAGAGATACCTGAAGGTTATGTAGGATTAATGTTTCCTAGAAGTTCTTGTAGTAATACAGGAGCTATTATGAGTAATTCTGTAGGTGTTATAGATAGTTCATATAGAGGAAGTATATCAGCTAGATTTAAACAAATTAAAGGTACTAAAGAATATGAAATTGGTGATAGAGTAGCACAATTAATTGTTATACCTTATCCTAAAGTTACATTTGAAGAAGTATCTGAATTAGATGAAACAGTTAGGGGGACTGGGAGCTATGGATCCACAGGAAATTAAAGAACTTTTAAAAGAATTTAATAACACAGAAGGTAATCATGATAAACTTTATTATGATGATTATATGATAAAATTTGCTAAATATGTTACTAAAATTCATGTACAAGCTGCTTTACAAAAAGCTAGTATTGAAGTTACTTGTAGTGAAGAAACTCAGTATGATCAATTTGATAATACAATTTTAATAGCTAAAATTAATAAAGAATCTATATTAAATGCTTACCCTTTAGAAAATATTAAATAATATGGCACATGGTACAGGTAGATTAAATGTATGTTGTAATCAATATACATATGTATATAGGTTTTCTAGTGATGCTACTTGTCCAATATGTGGTAAAAAAGCTAAACAAATAACTAAATCAGATTTAGATAAACAGTATTGGACATCATTATTAAACTTTATATATCCAAGTGAAGGTCATTGGATTAAAGTAGAAAAACGTAATTAAAAATTATAAACATGAAAATATTAGATTTAACAGACATTGATAAGTCTGATATAAAATATCAAATTATTAACTATCCTGATGGACAAAGGGATATTGTAATTACTTCTTGGGTAATAACTAATGGTAATGATTGGGGAAAACATATAAATACTCAATCAGTTCAAATTAAATCAAGACTTAATAATGCTGAAGATTTATTAATGATTATATGTGCTACTAAAGCACTTAGAAATCTTAAAGTAAAAGAAATTCATCTTTATGTACCATATATCATGGGATTAAGAAGTGATAGATTATTTCAAGAAGGTGGTAATAGATATGTTAAAGATATTATTGCACCTTTATTAAATGCTCAAAACTTTGAATCGGTAACTTGTATAGACCCACATTCTGATGTAGCTGAAAATTGTATTAATAAATTAGAAAAAATATCTAATTTAGAATTAGTTGAATTTGCTTTATCTCAAATATCATCTTCTAATGGAAAATTATTTAATTATACATCATCTGATGTTATTCTAGTATCACCAGATGCTGGTGCAAGTAAAAAGATTTATAAACTAGCTGAACAAATAGGTTATAAAGGAGATGTTATTACTTGTAGTAAGGATAGAGATGAAAATGGTAAATTAACTAAAATAAAAGTACCAGGTTTAGGTGGAGATCAATACGGTAAAGATTTAATTATTATTGATGATATTTGTGATGGTGGTGCTACATTTATTAATATAGTAAAAGCATTAAAATCACAAGGAGTATTAACAGAAAACACTACATCTAAAATATATCTAATAGTAACGCATGGTATATTTTCTAAAGGATTTGGTGAATTACAACAATATTTTGATGCTATTTATACTACAAATTCTTATAAACAATTAAATCCTGATACACAGGACTTTGTAAAACAACTTAACGTATATTAAACATGAACCCATTATTACTTGTAGATAGCTACAAAATTCATCATACCAATATGTATCCAGAAGGTATGACTAAACTATACTCTAACTTTACACCACGTAAATCACGTATGAAAGGTGTGGATAAAGTAGTTGTATTTGGTATACAACATTTTATATTAGAGTATCTTATTAAACAATTCAATGAAGAATTCTTTGGTAAAAGAGTTGGTACAGGAGCACATTCATTATCTTCAACAGTTCCTTTTTGGAAAATGATTGAAGAATATGAAAGACATTGTAATGTAGATACCAAACATATAAAGGAATTATGGAAATTAGGTTATTTACCTATTGAAATTAAAGCTTTAGAAGAAGGTACATTATGTCCTATTGGAGTACCAATGATGACTATTACTAATACTCATCCTGATTTTGGATGGTTGGTAAATTATTTAGAAACCTTGATTAGCTGTATGCTCTGGCAACCAGTTACATCAGCAACAATTGCTTATGAATATAAAAAAATACTTGATAAATATGCACTTGAAACTACAGGAAGTAAAGAGGGTGTACAATGGCAAGGTCATGATTTTAGTATGCGTGGTATGTCTTCAGTTGAGTCTGCTACTCTATCTGGTATGGGACACCTTACAAGTTTTACAGGTACTGATACTATACCTGCTATTTATCAATTGGAATCTTCATACAAGGCCCAAGGATTAATAGGAGATAGTGTACCAGCAACTGAACATAGTGTTATGTGTATGGGCACTAAAGAATCTGAAATAGATACTTTTAAAAGATTATTAAACTTATATCCAACAGGTATATTATCTGTAGTATCTGATACATGGGATTTATGGAAAGTATGTACTGAATATTTACCTCAACTTAAATCTGAAATCTTAGCTAGAGATGGTAAATTAGTTATTAGACCTGATTCAGGAGATCCTGTAGATATTATTTGTGGTGTTGGTTTAAATAATAAAACAATGTCTTTTAAAGAATATGATGCTCAAGGTAAACCAGAATATAAAGGAGTAATTGAATTACTTTGGGATACTTTTGGAGGGACTATTAATGAACAAGGTTATAAAGTATTAGACCCTCATATTGGAGCTATTTATGGTGATAGTATTACCTTAGAAAGAGCTATTGAGATTTGTGAAAGACTTAAAGCTAAAGGATTTGCTAGTACTAATATTGTATTAGGTATAGGTTCATTTACTTACCAATACAATACTCGTGATACATTTGGATTTGCTATGAAGGCTACTTATGGTGAAATTACTCATCCTCCAGTAAAAGGTGGTAGTTTTGAAACAGATTCTTATGTAGAAGCTCGTGAAATATTCAAAGACCCTATTACTGATGATGGTACTAAGAAATCTAAGAAAGGGTTATTAAGAGTTATTGAAGGTATGGGGGTTAATCATCCAAATCCTTTTGTTGATAGTATTGGAGTTGAAGACCAATGTACTTGGGAACAAGAACAAACAGGATTATTAACAACAGTATTTAAAGATGGTAAACTTGTAAAAGAAACTACTTTAGATGAAATTAGAAATAGATTAAATGGAAAGTAAAACATTCGTAATGGGTGACATTCATGGAGGGTATAAAGCCCTCCTACAATGTCTAGAAAGAAGTAATTTTAATAAAGAAGAAGATACTCTTATTCAATTAGGAGATATATGTGATGGTTGGTCTGAAGTATATGAATGTGTTGAAGAATTATTAACTATTAAAAATCTAATTGCTATACGTGGAAATCATGATGATTGGTTTAGAACTTGGTTAAAATTTGATCAACATCCTATATCTTGGAATCAAGGTGGTTATGGCACATTAAATTCATATTGTATAAATTTAGATAAACAATTATGGGGTGCTGATAAACAAGGTTATATTACTTCTTTATTAGTTACTGATATACCTTTAAATCATATTGATTTTTTCTTAAGTAAACAAAAACCTTATTATATTGATTCTAGTAATAGATTATTTGTACATGGAGGTTTCAATAGACATTTTCCAATTAATGATGAAATTTATAATGGAGAAGATATATTAATATGGGATAGAGATTTGTGGCTTGCTGCATTATCCTATGGTACTATTGAACAAGGTGATTTAGCTGTTAGACCAGCTTTTAAAATGTATGATAAGTTTAAAGAAGTTTTTATAGGTCATACTACAACTATGAATTGGAAAACTGATAAACCTATGAATGCTGCGAATATTTGGAATTTAGATACTGGTTGTGGGTTTAAAGGTAAATTAACTATTATGAATGTTGATACTAAGGAATATTATCAATCAGATGATTTACAAGAACTATATATTAATGAAAAAGGTAGAAATTAAAAATAAACAATTTTAGAATATGAACAAAGTTACAATAAATGAAGTTTGTAATAGAAGTAAACTATCTGAAGGTAGATCTCAAGGTATGGCTTTTGCATTTTTATTACCTAAAAGTGAAGAGGTATATGATACAATGTTTGCAATGTCCCCTTGTAAGGACTTTTTAAATGAACCATTATTTACAGAGAATACAGGTTGTGAATCACAAGCTTATGGTTTAATATGTAAAAAACCAATTGGTATATTTAATGATGAATATGCTTATATTGGTATACAATGGCTTAAAGATAAATACAATGGTTATAATATAACTAAAGATGGTTATGAAAAAGCTGTTGAGCAATTAAAAAATAATTATCATAATATTCAAAAATTCTTAAACATTATTGAAGATAAACTTGAATTTAGTCTTAAGACTAGTATTGAAGCAGCAAATGATGATAGATTTTTAATTAAAGTACCTAAAGAATGGACTAGTTCTACAATAATGATTAGTTTATATACATTATTAACTAGAGCTTCTATTTTATATGATGGGGAAAAGGATATAATTAAATATCTAACAGAATATGAATATATAACTGATGATAAATATTTAATTAAATCTATGATTCCTCGATTAGAATTAATATTAGAAACTAAAAAACTAGTTCCTCAACCTCCATTTGATGAGGATAGAGCTAAAAAAGGAATATTTTCACCACATAACTTAGGTATTCTATCATGGAATATGAAATATGAAGAAGAGTTAGAAGCTCATGGTGTAGATTAATAAATAAATAATAAATAACAAATAAAACCAAATCAAATGAAAAACAACAAATCAAACAACAACACAACTACAATGTACAAAACAACTAATGGAATTCAAAAATTACCTAATGGTACTTATAGAATTCGTAAACAAGTTAATGGTAAGATGTATTCAGCATGCTTTAAAAAGCGTAGTGATGCTGTTAAATACAAAACATTATTAACTACTGCTATTACAAGTAAAACCGTAACAGCATAAAACAATAAAGGCTGGGGATATACCTCAGCCTTTTTTTAACCAAACAAAACAAACCGTCTATGAAAAACCAAATCACAAACCAAACAAATGTTATCTTAGTAGATAACCTATCTAATACCTTACTTTAATCTTTTTATTCAGTGGTATAGACTGTTATCTAAAATAGTAATTTCCACTATTCATAATTGCATCAAATTGATTTGACATATTTAATACTGGTATTACATCATTAATTTCTTTAGCAAGTTTTAAATTACCTTTATTAGGACCTTTATCATAATATGCTTTTTCTTCTTCACCAATAGCATATAAGAATGGTAATCTAACAGTTTGTACCATAACATCACCTAATCCTTTAGCAGTTGTTAAACCAGCAAATGGGTTCTTCATACTACTATATACAGATTGAGGATTAATCATAGCATCTAACTCACCACCAACTCTATCTGATTGTCTTTTAAGGAAGTTAACTACAAACTTTAATTCTTCATCATCATCATCTATACCTTCAGCTATAGCATCAAATAAATAATATAACATTACAGAACTAGTCCATACTATAAATTCTGCTTGTAATTTTTTAAGATTAGACTTTTCATAATCATTTAATGAGTTAAAAGCTTCTCTAACAGAGTTGAAATCTCTCACACTACCAGCTTTTATAAATCTTATAAAATTTAAAGCTGTTCTATATCTACCTTCTTGATAATCACCTGTAGTTTCATCAAAATATGTATTACCAAATCTATTTTTAGCAAAGTTATACATCCATTTCTTAAATTGAAGGGCTGTAGAACCTAAAGCAGACTCTTGTAATGCAACTTTATCTGTATCTGAGTAGTTACCATGGATAATCTTATTCATGTTCCTAATATCAACTGTAAGCTTTCTACGAGCTTCATCACTAAAAGTATAACCTTCTTTAATAGTTACTTTACCATCTTTAAAATCATAAACATCCCATAAGTTAGTTGTTTCACCTTTATCATTAGTAACCTCAACACTTAATAACTTAGCTATAGCACTTGTAGATTGAGCTAAATACTCACCAGCACTAATACCACTAAACATTAATTCATTAATAAATGAACCTCTATCATAATCACTATGAGCTAATTCTAACCAGTTAAACTTCTTTAACATAGCTTGGAACTTATCTTTAGGTACTTTACTATAAGGATCTTTATCAGTAAACTTATCTAACCAAGCCATACCTGTTACATGAGCTTGCTTAATAGCTGCAGCTCTATTCATATGTGAAGTATTATAACCAAATTGCTTACCATAAGCTTCAATTCTATTATTAATACCAGCCATAATACGGTTATTAATAGCAGAGAATGGATTTAAACCTAGTGTCTTAAATGCTGTATAACTATTCATATTCTGAATAATCTTTGATATTTTATTATTATTCTTATCACTAGTAGAATAAAATATCATTCTCATATATATATCTAATCTCTTTTGAACATTAGACTCACCTTTTAAATACTCTTTTTCACCTGAACTAGTTATTTTAAAGAATCTTTTATCTTTAATCATATTCTTAGCTACTAATAAAGTAGTTTCAGCTTGTTTCATGATATTATAGTTCTCAGCCATTTCAGCTGCTCTAACTAAGGATTTAGATAAATCTAATTCTAATTCATCAATAGTAAGTTTATTTTCTTCAATAAGTATAGTATTTTTTAATGTAGATATACGTTTTACAAGTTTAGTATCTTTAGGATTAAGTCTTAATTCTTCTTGTAACTTAGCTAACTGATTATTTAACTTAGTAATCTTCTCATTATTTTTAAAATCACCTACAAATAAAATAGGTACATCTTCAATTAAATCACCATTTTCATCAGTTTTTCTACTACTAAAGATAATATCAGGATTGATAAACTTACGAATAGACTTTTTAACCATATTCATAAATCCTATACCATTAGCACTCATATCCTTAGCTAAAGAACCTCTAACTCTGAATAACTTATTCTTCATTGTATACTGAACATCTAAAGGTAATTTAGATAATAATTCATTAGAAGTTTTAACATAAAACTCATAATAATTACGTTTAGCTTTACCTATAGCTGAATCATCAGTCATTAATTTATAATAATCTTTATCCGCATATTCAGTTATTTTACCATTCTTAGTAGTAATAACTTCTACATAATCAGGTTTAACATAAGTTACTTCAACTTGTACAACACTACCATCTTTATAATATCTATTAGTAGCTTTATCATACTTTGATTTAAGCATATAAGTTAACTTAGGTTCAGTATAGTATTTACGTCTAAATAGCTTATATAAGCGATTATATTGTTCTTCTGTAATAGGATTACCATTTGTATCAGTAGAACCTTCTATAAATGCTTTTTGAACCCATTTATTACCTTCACCTTTTACAAACTTATACTCTTCAAACTTAGCTCTTTCATCCTTAAATTCTTGAGTATATCTATGATTATCACCATCTACAATTGAACCATCTTCATTAACTTGTTCAGCTTTTAAAAATTGTGATACAACTTTCTTATCATTAGCTAATGCTAAATTATGTTTCTTATCATCTTCCGTTAATTCATTATCAGGTTTAACAATAAACTCACGTTTATTACCTAATTCATCTTTTAACTTAGCTCTTACTTCTCTACTATGAGTATAATATTTACCATTTACAGGTGTAATATATCTACCATTAAGTTTACCATTAGCATCTTTTTGTAACATCCAATTATGGTCTGTTACACCAAGTTTATTCAACTCAGCTTGATTTTTACTAATAGTTTCTTTATGTTGTTCAGTAATCTCATAAACTTCTTGACGTTTCTCCTCAACATGTTTTTGGAGTAATGTTAATAGTTTATCCATACTATTACTCATACCACCTAAATACATTTCTTGTATTGAAATATCTTTAGATTCTTTTAAGAATTCTTTTATATCTTCTTTAGTTATATCCTGCTTAGAGTTATAATCCATAAAGTTTTCAAGATATGTTGCATTCTTCTCAATAATAGACTCATTTATATCTTTAAATAAAATATTTATATCTTTAGCTGCATTCTTAATAGTATTATCATATTCTTCATATTCAGGTAAAGCTGTAGCTAAATCTTTATATGTAGCTAATTGTTTTTCAATTTCCAATAAAGCTCTAATATGTTCTTCTTTAGACATATCAAAGTGTTTAGTACCATCTGGTGAACCTTCTAAGAATGTATGTATAAGCTCTAATTCATTATGTACATAACGAGCTATTTCAAAGAATTTATTAACATCCTCTAAACTATTTAACTTATCTTCTAAATCTTTAATTCTATTAACAGTTTCTTCTTTAGGAATATAACCTTTCCTTTCAGTTGCAGATTCAAAATCTATCAACCTTTTTCTTAATGCTTCTACCTGTTTATTAATAGTACCTATTAGACGTTCATATGAACGATTAGAGATAGTTTTAATAGTTTCTGGTATTATACCTTCAGCGAATGATTTAAGTTCATCAGAGCTCAAATCTGTAAGTGAATCTTTAGTTTTTGAAACATAATCAACTAATTCACTATAGTCATACGTTTTACCTTTATAAATATATTTACAACTCATTATACTTCACAGATTTGTTTAATTTCACCACTTCTTATTTTATCCTCAATAATCTGATGCTCTACATCAAAATTATATTTAGACTCTTCTTCTTCAGCTAATATAGCAGCTCTTTCGGCATCTTCTTTAGCATTTAATAACTTTAATTGTGTATCGGTAGGAGCTATAATAACCCCTACCTTACCTTTATAATCTAATACCCCATAAAATACTGTACCAATATCTACAGTTTTATTAATATTTCTATTTAATATTTGTGCAGTACTATTTGCTACACCTATAAAACTACCAGTATTTACCTTATTTTTAGGTGAGGATTTAATCTCAATAAAATTAGGTTCTTTCTCTTCATTATATCCATACCAAGGCTTATCACTAACTTCTTGTCTAACAAGTTGTATAATACCTAAATCACATAATTTTGCCATATCTTAACATTTAAAATCGTCTGTTGTTAAATCATCATTTAAACCTAAATCATCACTTGTAAATGATTCATAATCATTTGTAATACTAACATTTACAAAGTTAGCTAAATCTGCTGGATCTACCAAATCAAATGGATTCTTTTTTATAATATCTGGTTTTGAAACAGATGTTTGTTTAACAGTATTACGTAATTCATCTCTAACTTGCATTAATAATCTTGGGAATTCTTTACCCCACTTACCTTTATCTTGAGTATGTGTAAGAGTAGCATTACCTGTTGCAAGTAGTTTAGACAAAGCATCTGGATTTTGTTTAAAAGATTCTCTTATAAAATTTAACATTCTATTACTAGATACTTTATCCCATTCATGAACGTTTAATCCTACAATATGTCTACCCATAGATTTAGCTTGGGGACCATTTGCAGTTCTTAAATTTTCTAATATTGATTTTTCAGCATCATCTAATTTACCAGTATTCAAAAAGTTTTGAGTAAATGCTAACTTAGCAGCCTGAAAAGCTCCTTCAACAGTATTGAATTTTTGCCCTTTAATATCAAAAGGTCTATTAGCAAAATTACTTAATTCTGCATTTTCATTTGTACCTGCATAAATATTAATAGTTTCAGATGTATTTGTTACATTTTGAGGTTTAATAGGAACTTCTTTAACTTCTTTAACAGGTTTATTATACTCTGCTATTTGTTTATCATTTCTAACAGCATCATCATAAGTTGTAAATGAATATGGTGATACATTAGCATTACCATGATATTCTAACTTAGTGTATACTGCTCTATAACCATTACCATAAGCATCTTTAGGTGAATGAGGATAATCATTTACATTCTTTAATTCATATACATTACCATTGAATGTATAGAATTGAGGGAATTCAAATCCTTCATACTTACCTGCGTCATTAATATGATTCTCAAATATATCATTTACTTGAGTTAATGCTTTAGCATCATTCATAACATTACTTAAATCAAACTTAATATCATTACCTTCGACTTTAGTAAAACTATTATCTTTAACAGATTTATACTTAGTAGTATTCTTCTTATTATTAATATAAGTTACAAATAACTTTCTAAACTCATAACCCATAGTATCAAAATCTGATAATATGTTATTGTTACCTGTGTTTAGTGCATCATTAATTGTATCTAATGTACCAGAGTAAGTATGAAACATACCTGGTGCTAAATACTTTAATATAGAACCAAACTTAAATTGTAAGTTATCCTTAATGATGCTATAGTTGAATAAGTTTATAGCAAATTGATTAACTTGCGGATCAGTATTAAACATCAATTCTTTAAAACCATCAACTAATGTTGATATAGTTTCTCTAGATTCTTTTGCAAAGGATTTACCATCAATATAATCAATACCTTTCTTATCATCAGCTTTAGCAACAGGCTTTAAGTATTTGATTAAAGGGTTATTTCTAATATAAGCTTTATCACTATTCTTTAATTCAGTTAATTGTTGAGCTATTGTAGAACCTAATTCAGGATATACTAAAGCATAGTTTAAACCTTTAAGTTTATTCTCAGCTTCAAGTTTCTTAGTTTCATTAGTTTCAGTAGTTATAATATCATTTAAATACTTCTTAAAGCTATATGTTGATACATAACTTAAGAAATCTCTTGATACAGTCTTAACATTCTTCTTTTTATTTAAGTAACTATCATTTAATGAATACTTTAATCCATCTGTAGCACTTCTAAATAATTTAGATTGTTCAATAAATATCTTAGCACCTTTATCTAATACTTCATAAGCTTTACTAATATTACCATAAGTTAACGCATCTTCTTTAACTAAAGGTAATGCTTCAACGTGTACAGAAGGATTAGTATTAGTACTTAACTTATCTAAAGCTTTATCTAAGTTATGTCTTAATTCAGCAAATGATATGTCTAAACCTTGATTTAACGTTAAGTAAGTATTTAAATTACTAATATCATCAGCTTGTTTTTCCAACTCTCTGAATTGAACTAAAGCATTGATTTGTAATAACTTATAAGTATCTGTATTTAAAATATCAGCATCTTTAGTTAATACTCCTTCCATCTGTTTAACATTTAAGTTAACAGGTTTAGGATTATTTAAATCAATACCATATTTTTGTAATACATTAGCTTCTAAATTATCTAATGTAGCTTTATCATATGTACCATATACTATCTTAGCTATAGCTGCTTTAAAGATTTTATTAACATTACTTAAAGCATCTTCATCAGTATTAGTTAATGTATAGTTAGGTATTTGTTTTAACTTACCATATAATTGTACAGATGGTTGATTTAATACTAAAGCTGCTTGATACTTATCAGCACCTTGAGCTAACATCTCTGTATAACCATTTAATAATTCTAATGATAAGTTCATATTACCTGCAATAGGGTCTTTAGCATTATCAGTCATAACGTTTAACGCTACACCCATAATATCCATTACACGAACTCCATCTACAACAGTCATATAACCATTAGACTCTTTACCACCTATAGACCATTTAAATGCATTTGCTCTTAATGATGTACCAACCCCTTTATTATTCTTCAATAACAACGTTAATTGTTGTACCTTATTAGCTACAATACCAATACCTGCTTTACCTGCACTATTCTTAGCATTAGATATAGATTTACCATTTATATCACTTGCTGATAAATAATCATCAGGTACTTTTTTAGTACTATTTTGAACACCTTTATCTAATAACTCATTAATACTATCAGCTACTTCAGCTAATGGGTCAGTAGTAGTACCACTGTTAGCACTATTACTTTGTACATAATCATTAGTTAACATAGCAATCATTAATCCTAATGCTTCATTATTAAGTGTAGCATTTGGTCTATAATCACCTAAAGATTTAACATCAGTAGGTATATTAAAGAATTCAGATACAGATTTGTATATTAAATCTTTATTAGGTTTATCAGTAGCTTTTAGTTGTTTCTTATATTCAGCTTTAAACTCTTTGTTATAATGTAAGTTATAATACTTAAGAGCTTCAAACTTTTCTTCAATAGTAGTTTCACTACCATATACTACAGGTTTACCTTTCTTAATCCAGAATTGAGGTAATTGGATAAACTCTGAGTCAATATCAAAGTCAGCTCCTGATAGATATACAATCTCTTGTGGGAATATACCAACACCTTCATAATAGTTAGGTAATAAACCTACTATTTTAAAAGCCATCATAGATTGATGTCCTTGTGTAGGAATACGGTAACCTATAGCCTTAAATAAATCAGGGTAATTCTTAATATCTTCATAACTAAGAGTATCACCTAACTTAAGACCATGTTTAGTTAATATACGTTCTGATAACATACATTCACTAAATCTCTTACCTTGAGCATCTTTAACATTATATCTTAATGATGATTTTTGGTAATTTGCATATTTTTCAGGATTTCTAGCAACTTCATGGAAGCCTACTACAGAACCATCTTCATTTCTAATCACTGTAATACCAGCATCAGACATTAATGATACCTTAGTACCATTAACCTTTTGATTCAATACACCTTTACTAAAATGAGCTAATACAATTTGTTCTGCTTTATCAATGATTGCTGATAAGTTTAAGTTATAACCTTTATCAAACAATTCCATCATTGATTCATCAGCATTATTAGCTTCTAATGCACGTACTAACTTCTCTCTTAACTTAGTAATGTCTACAGAACCATCTTTAAATAGTTCAATATACTTCATAGCTTGTTTAAAACTATTATCTCTAGTTTCAGACATTAACTTTCTATAAGTATCTCTAATAGAACCTAATGTACCATAACCATCTATTTCATAATCATCGTCTAATTCAGTATCAATTAAGTTAATTAATTGTGAACCAGCAGTAATTACATCTTTACCAGTTGGTGTTTCAGTTTGTAAACGTTTAGCATTATTTCTAATATTAGTAGATGATTCATTTAAATCACCATCAAAACTATCTACAGGTTTAACAGTAGCTCCTTTAGAAGCACTCTCTGTAATAGCTTGGTCAATATTAGCTTTATCCATTTTATTAGCTAAGTTATGTAAGTACTCCATACCTGGAATAGGCTTATATAAATCTGCTAACTCAGCTACTAAAGCTTTGTATATTTTACTATCAGTTCTATCATTAAATAATAATGTATTAATAGCATTTGTATATTCTACAAAAGAATCTACATCAGCATCTTCAATATAACTTATGGAACTTCTCCATAAACCTGCTTCAGATAACTTATGATAAATACCTGCAATACCATCAAATGTAATAGTCTTTTTACTATTAGCACTAGCCATAGACTTTTCTAAATACTCTTGGTCTACTTCAGGTATACTAATATTTCTAACAATATTACCTTCAGCATCACGCTTAGTAAATTGAATTAAATCCTTATAAATATTCATAGCACGTTTATCTAAACGTCCTAATCTCATTGAACCAAAGATATGATGATATTGTGATGCATATGATTGAGCGTCATTAGTAGTAATTTTACTAAGTTGCTTTTCATTATACTCATTACCATCCTTATCAAAGAATTTACCATCTTGTTCAGTAACTCTGATTAATGAACCATCAACAGCATTAGTTACAATATAAGTATTTATATCATTGATATAAGCTACTTTATGAGTACCTTTACCATAGTCTGGACCAGAAGCCATACCACCTTTATTACGTTTTGATATATCTATACCAAAAGCATTCTTAGGTACTTCAACTTCTATACCATCTACAGTAATAGTTTTAAATCCTTTAGAAGCTCTAGACAATGCATAATCACCATCTAATAGTTCATTAATACTATTAGACATTAAGTAATCATTAATATAAAACTCTTTTAAAGCTTTATCTAAATCACCATATTCAGCTATTAAAGTTTTAGGTACAAAGTTATTATTCTTAGTAATAAAACCAATAGACTCTAATTCTTCTTTAAATCTTGTATAACCTTCTTGTAATAAGTAATATTCAATAGCATTCTTAACCTTATTCTCATTAGCTTTTAACTCATCTAAGTTACCTTCTTGAGCCATTCTGTTTAAGTTATTAAATAACTTAGGGTCAATGAATGCTAAGTAACTAAACTCAGTAAATCTATAAGCTCTACCTGCTTTAGTAGAATCATTATAACCTTTAATAACTTCTTGTTCAGAACCTACTAATTTATATTCTTCAGATATTCTATTAAACTCTGATAAGAATTTATCATAGAATGCATCTCTAACTTCAACAGATAAACCACCTTTAGCATTTAAAGCACTAATTTTAGGTGCTGTAGATACATAAGCAGTACTTGAAGCTTCATTTTGTCTAAAGATATATCTTACTAAACCACCTTTAGTCTTTTTACCAAACAATGCTAAAGCTGTTGCAAAGTAAGTACGTTTATCATATGAACCATATGTAATACCTTCTTTATCAGCTTCATTTCTAAAACCATTAATAATATTTAATTCTATGCGTTTTAAAGCATCATAATGTTTGTTTAATAAGTAATTACCAGAAATAAATTTAAAGTTCTTAGATTCAACTTCTGTAAGTCCTTTACCCTCTTTAACCTTATTCCAATAAGTATCAGATTTAAAATCATTAACTTTATCCAATACATAAGATAAATTAATAATCTCATATACTCTATTACCTTCAGCATTAGTAAATGAACTATTACCAATAGACTCATCAAAATAACTATTTGCATCAGCTATTTCTTCTAATCTACTATTAATATCATTATCACTGTTATAAGGGTCTTCATTCTTAGCTAATAATGAACTTAAGTTAAATCCATTATTACCTACTAATAAATCACTTGTAATAGGTGTAACATTGTATAATGATAATAAGTTCAATGCTTTATCAGATATTACACTTGCTGGTAATATAGGATTTTCATTCTTATTATTATACTCTGCTACAGCATCTTGTTTAGCTCTTACAATAGAGTATTTAGCATAAACTTTAGACACTTCAATACCAACCTTAGCTAAATTCTTAACTAAGTCAGTTGCTTGTTTATCTAAATCTGCTTCAGTAAGATACTTTAATTCTTTAGGATTGTTACCAATTACTAAAGATTTATTAGCATCTTTAATATAATCACCTAATTGCTTAGGAGTTAATTTGTTAGTTTCTTTAATGTAATGTAATGCATTAAACCATTGATCTCTAGATACTTTCTTAGGGTCATTTGTATTAGCATTAAATACTTTATAATCTTCTACTTCACCAGCTGCATAAGTAATCATCAATTGTGATGCTTTAGACTTTTTGAAGTTTGATATAAACAATCTAAAAGTATTATAAGCTTCAGGATTAATGTTATTCAAATTATAAGTACCATCTTCATTCTTAACAATATTCATTTCTTTTGAAATTCTATCTAAGAATGCTTTGATATTATCATTTGATTCAGCAACTACTGATAACTTATTTAACATATCAGCTTCTTTAGTATCTGATAATATACGGATTAAACCATTATATAATGTAACTTCATCTACACCAAATTCTGTTTCCTTACCAGTTAAAGGATCTTTCTTAGTATAAGTAGTAAAAGCAATATATTGTTTAATGATTTTAGATAATGAATCATGACCACCTGTTAACCAAGCATCTTTAGAACCTAATTGTTCTGCAATTTCATTAGCATCATTATCAATTACATCACTACCATCTTCAGCATCTTCTGATGAATCAATGTCCTTATCTACATAACTGAATAACTCTAAACGATTTAATACTTCGGATTTAAGTAAACCATAAGCTTTACCTTTTAAACTATCAGGACTTAATACAAATTGTTGGTCTTCAATATCAGATGATACTTTCTCAGCTAAATCAGTTTTACCTTGAGCTGTTAATGTATCTACATAAGCATAACCATCATTTTCTAACTCATCATATCTTTGTTTAACTAAGTCATCTATAATCTCAGATTTAGGTCTTGTATCACCATTTAATACAGCTTTATGAACTTTAGCAGTTATTGTATTAATTAATAATCTACTTTGTGTAGCTGTAAAGTATCTAAGACCTGCAGCTTTATTATAACTTCTAGGTAATAGTTTAAATGCTGTATCATTACCATTAAATCTATTAAATTGGAATGTACTATTTACAAATGCACCAGAATTAATCTTATCAAATAAAACTGTAGTACTATCTGTATTAGTAAATAAACCTTTAAATAGATT